AACATGAAGGATGGAGGTCTTCGTTTAAAGGTTGAGCCGGCGACTCAGTTTTTTGATGAATCAAAAAAGAGTACATTTCCTGAACTTACAGAGGGGTCTCTCAGTGGAGAAACCCTCACGTGTATAATCGAAATACCTGGAACGTATTATTTTCAAAACACCTATGGATACATTACACGGATTTATCAGGCTGTCATCCGCACAAAGACGAGTGGATGTAAATTTCTTATAGACGAAGAGATCCAAAGTTGAGGTTGAGGTTCATCGTCGACGGAGTCCGAGGTTTCATCGTCTTTTTCGTCTTTATAGAGTACTTGCGTAAGAAGCTAATTGGTAGGCGCTTCTTTTTCGCAACAGTCTTTACTGTGTTTAGCAGGTGATTTGAATAGAGTCTTTCAACTGTATCTACAAGATGTTTTGTGCTCACCTCAATCCTGGTACTTGGACGAAATGTATTCAAAGCCTTTTGAAGGATTGATTCAGGGACGTGTGGATAGTTTTTCTTCATCCCTTTGACGCCGCCTACGAGGCTTTTTACAAATGCACGATTTGAACTCATCTTGTCATAATCAAATATTTTTAATCTGTATGGCAGGTGGACTCTTTCCAGGACGACCCTTGGTATTTAACGTAAAGTGCATTGTATTCTCTCTTTTGTTGTGCTTGAGTTACTGGTATCTCCCCAAGAAGAACCTGTGGATACTTGGCTTCTTTATATGGTTCCCGTACATAGCCCTTGCCTGGTATGATTGGTCGTACAAGTGTCAGGACAAGCTGCACCCGACTGTGGTTCCATTTGGGCGATACATTTGGCTTCCATTTAAGCCACCTGGATACAAAAAAGAGTTTGATGAACTGGATCAGGGGACTATAGACGCAATGAATCAAGTGGATCATCTGGTTGGCTGGACAGTTGTAGCTGCTGCTGCGACATGGTACATGGTAAAAAAGAAGTAATGTAAAGACCAGAAGAACCAATGTACAGTAAAGAACCAAGTAAAAATGAATCAGGTTGATGAACTTCGGGACACTCTCTGTGGGATGGCGGACATTTATCTCAACAGTCACATTAATTTCATGTATTGGGAAGAGTTTGACGAGTTGGATCAGCACTCGCTCGACGTCATTGACGGCTTTCTGTTTACGACATTCAGGGGACTAATCGAAAAGTATCCAGACGTTTCACTCCTCTCAGACTGCAGGGATGAACTAACTACATTTGTTTGGGCTTCTATGGATTTACCCTATCCTAGAAACACAGAATATTACATTTCCAGAGTTCAGACAAACCTTATGAACCATTTCGACGACTGCTGGTACGACAGAATTTATGATGCAATTGAAGAGCCACTGTGCAAAGTCGACCTCTTGATTAACGAGTTTAAAAACTTAACCTACTAACTCTCTATGGAAGAGCTCTGCTCTAGAAGCAATCTCTTGTTAGAGTCTTTAAAAAAGTTTTTTCAAGTTCCAGAAAATGCAAAGCAATTAAAAGACATTTTGGAACACAAAAAGGGTGTATCTCTGCGGAACCTGGAATGGTTTGTAACAAATTACTCGCGGAAAACAAGTGTGACGTACATGACACCCAAAGGACGGCCATTTACAGTCCACGTTGCGTACAAATCAAGTCTGGATGGGTATTCTAAAAAGTTTTTTGATCCATTTTGTCGAACAGAGAGGATTGAATTCATGGGGATTACAACAACTGTTGCTCAATTAAATTTCATTCGATTTGTAATTGTAAATGGAATTATAGATTATATAAATGAAAAAGGAGTTTTACACAATAGATGCGTGACCGCCTGAAATTTGTAGATTAATGTATCCGTAATAATACAGATACATTGTGTACGATTGTTGAATTTGAGTTGCATACAATGGATTGAATATAATGTCTAAATGGGTCGTTTGTGAATTGAGTGTACTGAAATCAACAAGACCCTCTTGATTGTACTCTTTGGGAGTGTCACTAAAACAATACATGTAAATGTTTTTTGTAGGAACAGAAAGATTATGATCCATTGGTTGCTTGTAACTGTAGTACAATGCACCTGGAAAGTTTGACAAGACATTTTTGTTATTTAGATAAAGAGTTGCAGACTCGATGACATCGAGAAAGTTGACTGTAACACCGTTAAAGAATGTCACTGGTACAGTAGCCTGAACATAATTCGTACTGTACCCGTATTGATACCGAGACGCGTAAAATGCTGGATCATTTGTTTCAAAAAGTTGGTTTCTTACAAACCATGTAATCATAGAGACGGGGAATGCTGCAGTTAAATTCAGAACTGCAGTTCCATTTTTATACGGGAGACCAGCTTCTGCCCATACATGATTGATTTTGTAATTGAGTTGTTTCGTCATGTAGTAGGCTCTTTCTCCGGGGCTCAAATATATTTCTTCCAAAAGAATTCTAGGATTTATTAAATCAATTGGTTTTCCATTTACATCATTTGGAGCATTTGTAATCCAACTAGATGAACAAAATGTGAATCGTATTGTTACAAGTTGTCTGGAGACTGCACACATTGGAAAGAATGGTTTTTCGAGTTTTTCTCTTCCAATTTTCCCGTGACTGTGACGCCTGCAAAAGAAGAAATCCAATGGAATCATCATGACGACTGGTTTTGTTGCAGGTACATTTGTAGACTCGTTTTGTCCTCCACTGACTGCTTGGTACATTGCAAGTTTTTCATCTGCATCAAGAAACAATTGATCTCTTAGAACATACCAATCATCTGTCAATGTTTCAATTGGATTTCCATCAATGAGAAACTCCACCTTTTGTAAAATGGCTCGTCCTACCAATGGCGTGTAATCATACCCGGGTGGTAAAGCTGGAAGACTGACTGACAGGTACATGTTTGATATAAGGTCTCCACAATCTCGTGGATACAGATTGACTGAAAATACTGTGGATGGGTCAAGAAAAAGCCCACCACCTGTTATTAAAGGATCCAGCAGTCTCTGTTTTATCGTAAATGGTGTGTGTTGAATTATTTTAGGGATCCACATTGATTCTCCGCCGTACATGTACTTTTCTTGTGCTCCAATTGCAGCAATTGCAGTGAGAGCACCTGTTCCAAAACCTCTTCCATTCATTTCAATGTAGGCTTCTCTAGGCGCTGGAACATCAGTGAGTACATTTGAATTCAACTCTCTCAATTCACCAGCTTGTCCCTTTATCAGAGTGTCATCAAATATTCTAGGATCGTAAATTCCATAGTTTGTAGTTTTGAGTGTTGCAGTTGGAGAAGTAAATGTCGCAAGTGTCGGAATTCCAGGATTTGGTAAAAGTTGAAGTTGATTAGCCCCAGCAGTCAGAATGTACGAATAATTTTGTATTTTGACAAGACCATTACTTGACAAAGCATATGTTTGACCCGGTGAAAATGTCATTGACGAAATTGCAGTCACATTTCCACTGGTATCAGACAAACCACTTATGTTCCAATTCTGAATTTGGGTATTTGGAACTGGATTATCAATTATATAAATTGTAAAATTGTTTGTATTTGTAACTGGTCCTCGGAAAACATTTGCACTAAATGTAGTCTGCGGAACACTAAAAGTAATTTGAAGCAGAGAACTTGGAGAAACTTCTGAATACTGAGAAACATTTGCAAGAATGTAATCCACGTAAGGGAATGAAATTGCAGGAGGACCTGGATTAATTACAACGTCACCGTAAACATTCTGAAGTACGTTTGAAACTGTAACTAATCCATTGATTCCAGTCAACCCAGTGATTGTCATTCCATTTTGTATCTGGGAACCCGCCTGTGTCACATAAACTGATAATGAATTTGCATTTGGCGAAGGTCCGTAGAAACCAGGAACTGTAAAGCTCATCTACATTGAATCAATATCTTGTTTCCAGATGTTCGACACGGTCATTGATTCTAGCTGCGCAATTTCTTGATTCAGTTTCTTAATAGTCTCAAGCGACTTTTCAATCTCCTCTGCAGTGTACTGGTACGTCCTGACTGAAACAAGAAGATCCAGAGGAAATCCTAGACGCGTCATTTCCTCTTCTATTGCTGCACGACTCCTCTGGAATACAACGAGTCTATTGTTTGCAACTTCAATTATAAACTTGGCTCGAATAGTTTCAGACTCTACACGTTTCCTCAACTCGACAAGCAAGTGTCTCTTTCTGTCGCGGTACAGTGACATTCTCATTTCAATGTAATCCACCAGAATCTCCTCTGGGCTTGCATACTTTTTCACGGCACCCTTTGGCCCGATGAGATACATGTTACTTGTATGAATAGTCTTGACGAGTCCAAGAGACTTGGCATCATTCAATTCAGTCCAAATCAAAAAGTCTGCGTGTGTTTCAGTTGAATGATTTTCATACCTGACATCGAGTCCATCCAAAAATTCCTTGTAATCCTGAATCCATTTTCCGGGAGGTAACTCTGTAACGTGAACTTTTGTCCCTTGTCTTTCAAAACACCCTGAAAGAAGCCATGCGTGCTCTGTCGTCTGCTGAATACTTCCTTTGAACCCTCTGAAATACGGAATCATTGGAATCATTGGTCTGCCATTTAATGTATTTTTGATATTCTGAATAATGACGGTAGGATCGTACGGAGGAATTGAGCATGAAAATCCCGTCCCGATGCCTTCTGCTCCATTTACCAGAACCATTGGAATAATAGGGAGATAGTATACTGGTTCAACATTTTGTCCATCTTCTGCAACATAATTCAGGATTGCATCATCTCTTTGATCAAAGATGATTCTTGTTTTTTCAGCCAGACGAGTGAAAATGTATCGAGGACTGGCTGCATCCTTTCCTCCCATGAGTCGAGTCCCAAACTGACCGCTTGGCTCGAGCAGATTAATGTTGTTTGATCCTACAAAGTTCTGTGCAAGGCCTATGATGGTTCCCTGGAGACTCGCCTCACCGTGATGGTACGCAGTTTGTTCTGCAATGTACCCGCTCAATTGCGCCACCTTTGCATCCTTTGTCAGGTTTCGTTTGAGGCATGCGTAGATAACTTTTCTTTGACTCGGCTTCAGACCATCTGCTACATGTGGAATTGACCGTTTAATGTCCTCGACTGAAAAGTTTGCCAAGTCTTTGTGTACAAAATCTGTTACAGTCAATGTTTTAATCTTTCCGTACTCTACTCCGGGTGGTTTCTTCTCCATGTGTTCTGCAAGCCACGACTTTCGTGCATCTGCCATTGCCTTTGCAAACCCTAAAATCATAGAATCACTTGTTCTCACATCCGAGACAAACTTGACAGTCAGCCGGTCAATCATCTTAAAATACTCTTTGGCCTCTGCAGAGGTTGACGTACCGAGACCCTTGTAGTACTTTACAATTCCTCTAATTTGTGACGCTTTGTATGCATCCTCTGTGAAGAACCAATCCTTTCCAGCCTTGATTACCGGTGTCACCATTGCAACTACAAATCCGAGTTCAATCAGGCTTGGCCAAAAGTGATGAATCATATTCAACACGAGGCCTTTGATGTGTGATCCGTCGAGATCTGCATCAGTCATAATCATAAGTCGTCCGTATCTGAGTTCTTTGAGCGATGTATAGACGCGAGAATGCTGGAGACCGAGAATCTTTTTCAAATCAGAAAACTCTTGGTTGTCTGTCAATTGTTTCACACTTGCGTCTCTCACATTTCTTGGTTTTCCTCTGAGAGGAAAGACTCCGTAGGCGTTTCTTCCCACGACAGAGAGCCCTGCGACGGCCAGAGTTTTTGCCGAGTCTCCTTCTGTGATTATGAGAGTGCATTCGTGACTTTTGTGAGTCCCTGCCCAGTTGGCGTCATCGAGTTTTGGAATTCCTGAAATTTTATTCTTTTTTGAACCATCCGTCTTTTTCAACTCCTTTTCTGTTTTTGCGACAACCATTGCAGTGAGTTCGTCACCAACTCCAGATGCCAGTACATCCTTGATAAACTTGGGTTTGAATTCATAATTAACTTCAACTCTTGAAGTGCATTCAGTTTTCGTCTGAGTTGAAAATGTTGGATTGATTATTGTCGACTTCATAAACACGAAAAGACTTGACTTGATTTGAGCCGGTCGTACACCCGTTGCAAGTTTTGGAACAAGTTGATTTATAAATCTATCAATGTGAGTTCCTCCTTGAGTTGTAGAAATTCCATTGACGAATGAAACTTGTTGAAATGATCCAGTCGGAGAATGCCCAACGATAATATCTGGGTTGAAGACTGCAACTGGGACGTTTCCAAAGTGCATTTTCGCATAGTCTTCAAGGGACTTGACTTCAATTCTTTCTCCGTTCAGGTACACGTGGCACTTTGGACAACAGGCTGCTGCATCCCAGACTCTTTTTGTAAAAATTTTAATTGCATCAGAGAGTTGTGCATCTCCCCCTTCAAATCGTGACCAGTCTGGTTGAAATTCAACGTCAACGTATCCCCCCTTTGACGCTGGAACTGTCACACCTGGTTCACAGACTGACATGTTTTTTGACCATTTTTGTGTGTACTTTTGATTCTTGTGCAGAATTCTAACTGTAAACTTGTTTGAGAATACATTTGTGAGTTTTGCTCCGTAACCGTTTCGTCCACCAGTTGTTCTGTCTTCAGTGTCATCATAATTTGAAGAGGTGAGGAGATGGCCAAAGATGAGTTCTGGGAGGCAGATTCCCGTCTCTGAATGGATTGAGAGAGGGATTCCATCACCATTATTTCTAATTGCAAACATATCCCCTTGGATTGTTACATCAATTCTCGTCGTCTTTTTTGGATTGATTGCATGTTGATCAATTGCATTTACAAGAACTTCATCAAAAAGTTTTACAAGACCGGGTGAAACCTTTGTTGTAATCTTTTTGAAAAAGGGTTTGTGTACTACCCACTGTTCAGACGTCTCTCTGACCAGTGATCCGACGTATGAATCAGGTCGTTTGAGAATGTGTTCAACATGACTGAGCTTTTTCCATGACATGATGAACAGGCGTCTCGTGTTTTTATGTGATGTGATTGCTAGCAAACTATTTTAATGCATTATAAATAAATAAACATGTGTGACTGTGAATCATGTACACGCCACAAAAAGGCTCCACAGACATTTACAAATATAGACATTCTCAGGGAAGACTTGCGCACAGGACGAGTTGAGCACATTGGGTACACAGAATCAGGGAAACCAATTTACAGATCTTCTATTTAAGAATAAAATACCATTTTTAATAATGAAGTTACATTTAGGATGTGGTAAAAAAATTCTCCCTGGATATATAAATATTGATGCACAAAATACGGGTGATGTTCAATGTGATATAAGAAAACTTGAATATGACGATTCTTCAATTGATGAAATTTACTCATCGCATGTTCTAGAACACTTTGGACGCCATGAGGTAAAATCTGTTCTTAAAGAATGGAGCAGGGTTATTAAACCGGGCGGAAAAATATATATAGCAGTTCCAGATATAGAAAGTGCCATTTCATATTATAATAAAACCGGTAATATTGAAGCCTTATACGGGCAATTTTGGGGTGGTCAGAGAAATAAATACGACCATCATAATTTTGGATTTACTTTTAAAACTTTATCAGAAATTTTAGAATCATGTGGTTTCGAAAATACAAGGCGGTATGACACGTTTGAATATCTTCCACCAGATTTTGATGATTATTCAAAATCATATCTTCCGCACATGGATTTTTCCGGTCACCATTTGTCTTTGAATGTTACAGCTGTTAAACAGCTGGCTGCTTCTTGATATTATCAATTGACGATGTGAACAACGCATCACCCCACCCTTGTGAATGCATCTCCAAATCAACGAGTGAAAACCCAAACCCTCTGAGAAAATCCAAAATGTCATTGAAAGTTACTTGGGAATCATATAGCTCGAATATACTGACTTCTAGAATAATAAATTTAAATTTTTGAATAATGTCAACCATACCAGAGAGTGCTTTCATTTCTGCCCCCTGAATATCCATTACGAGAAAGTCGTAATTAGTAATGTTCAAATTGTATTTTGTGATTATGGAAGGAAATGAAATTGTTCGCATCTTGATTCTTCCAAGCTCTTTCATAGTAGGGTAAAGTGTGACGACTTCTTTGAAATCTAAAAATGAACTCGAATCTCCATTTGTTCCAGAAACAATGAGTTCAACGTCGTGTTCACCATCTGAAACTGCCTCATTCAAAATTGTTGCATTTGGGAAAAACTGCTTGCAACGATTACATATTTCAGGGATTGCTTCGATCCATACAACTTTAGAGTCATCACACCCTGCTTGAGAGTAAAACTCTCTCTCTGTACAAAAATTTGCACCAATATGAATAATACCAGTGGGTTGAATCTTCCACTTCTGAAACACCTTATCAATCATTTAAATTTCATAGTGTATTTTCTTTATTCTCATCTAAGACATGACTTCAATGGTTCCTGGAACGATAACTCCACCCTCTTGTGTAGCATGTACCTTGGGAGTAAATGGCTGATCAGGATCCATCATAACCTCATACATAGACGGTCCAGGCACTTTCATAAATTCTTCAAAGTCGCTAAAGACTTTGATTCCGAACGACTCACAGACTTTTGTGTAATTGGGAAGAACGATGCCCGACGCGGAGCTCACGGCCAACTCTTGAACCTTGAACAACTTTTGCGTGTGTTTGATACTCAGATACCCGTCATTGTTGAAAATTATAATTTTTATATCCAACTTCATGCAGGCTATACTTTGAAGTTCCTGTAGATTCATCATCATCGAACCGTCACAGTTCAGACATATGACGCGACGACCTGCTATGGACGCTCCTATAGCAGATGGTAGCCCATACCCCATTTCACCAAGACCGTACGAGCTGAACATAGTGTTTCCCTCTTTGAGTCTTATTGTATTGTGCCCCGAAATAAGCGCAGTTCCCATATCCGTAACCACAACTTCATCAGTAAGGCGAGGTGAAAGCATGTTGTGTATAAACTGATAAGAGTTGGTGTACTTTTCAGATGTGTGGTTCTTTTCGAGAAAAGGGTTTTCAATTGCAATCTGCTCACACTCGGCAATCCACTGTGTCACGTCAATATTCAAGTTTACAATGTCACTGATAATAAACTCGCAAGATTCTTTCAAATTCAAATGACCCTTGAGATCCGACTCATCTACGTTGACGTGGACTATACAAGCTCCAGGTGCAAACTTTTCAAAATCGTACCCCGTCTGCATAACAGCTAGACGGCTTCCAAGGACGAGTAAAAAGTCACTTTTCTGAATTATTTTGTTTGCACATCTGTTTCCGTATATTCCTGGACACCCAAAGTTGAGAGGGTGTTGGACGTCTATAGCCGACCAGGATGTCAGAACTGGAATGTTAATTTTTTTCAACTGTTCAGTTGATCCGGAGAGCTTGACCCCGTGGCCTGCCAATATAACTGGCCTGGCAGACTTATTCAGGGCTTCAAAAACCTTGGCATACGGGTCAAACTTTTGAATATCAATGGGAACGTCGAGCCACACAGGTCCAAGGCGGCCTTCCAACATATTCCTCCAGGCGTCACTGACATCTTGCATAGAAGAAAAAACTTTTGAAAATTTTGTTATTGTACCTACTATAGAGTGACCCTGTACACCTTGCATGCCATACATACGCTTGGATATATCTGCCTCGAGAAACTTTGAAGATTCTTGTCCAGAAATAACAAAACACGGGACAGAGTCGGCCCACATATCAGCGACACCAGTGACTGCGTTGGTCGCCCCGCCTCCCGCTGCAACGAGTACAATGGCTGGCCGGAGAGTCGTTTTAAAGTATCCCGACGAAGCCATCACACACGCCTGTTCGTGATGGAGATGGACTATTCTAATTCCATACTTTTTGAAAGAATCAAACAGCATGGCATTGGAAGAGCCTATGATTCCAAAGGCAGTATCCACCCCTTTGGTTCTAAAATATAATGCAATCTTATCAGCAAATATCATTTATGTGAAGAGGGCTTATGTTTTTAATAGCATTCTTTACTTGGATACTTTTGCGCACTGGCCACAAGTTGATAGTGTCTCCAAAAGAGTATACAACATCCTTATTGATGTCGTTATCAGTCAAATTCATTAGTATTTCAATTGGAGCATTCCCAGAACCCGCGCCTATGCCATGGAGAGAAGCGTCTATGATGTCCGCGCCAGATGCAATCGAATTGGCCACGGCCATTTGCAGATTGTTGTGACCATGAAACCCGAGTCGAACGCTCGGGGCGGCTGCTCGACATTTGGCGAAACGCCGAGACACACTCTCTGGCAGGTAATTTCCCGCAGAATCAAACAGAATGACAGTTTCGAACCCATACTTGTAAAGTTGTGCGACGCAGGTGGCGAGCTGGTCGTCATTCATTGTACTCGAATACATGAGAGAGATCCACGTCTCCTTGAGACCCAGTCCAAGGAAAGGCGGTGTCTTGGATACATCTTCTGGAACGCACGCTATACGTGCAATGTCTATACCACACGTCGATACCATAGTCCTAGCGTACTCGACTGTGCAAAAGTCAGGGTTTATATGAGTACTTAGCATTGTCTTGTTCAAAAACTTACGAGCCTCGCCAATCACAACTGCTTGATCTACGTTTAGCTTTGGATTTTCGCACCCGAGACTTACACCGTGGCCTACTTCTAGAACTGGAATACCCGCCTTTTCTGCAAACTGTGCATACTCTCGGACAAAATCGAGAGAGATTGTATGTCCAAAAAAGTGCATGCCGTCACGGAGCGTTACATCACTCAACACCATAAAGATAATACTATCTTAGTCTTTAATGCAACTAATAGTGTTCGACCTAGATGGAGTGCTCCTCGACTCGAGGGACGCCCATTACAGATGTCTTAACGATGCTCTGGAAACTATATCACCAAAATACGTCATCAGTCCAGAAGAACATCACACTCTATTTGACGGTAAGCCGACTCTCACGAAGCTCAAGATGCTTTCGCAAATGAAGGGTCTTGATCCTGATTGTTACCAAGCCATATATGACCGAAAACAGCTACTAACAATGCAGTACATCGGAAACACCGTAACCCAGGACGAAGAGCTACAGGAGATGATGCGCTATCTCAAAGAGGAACACAACTCTCAGATAGCATGTGCTTCAAATTCAATCTATGAAACAGTAAAGTTGAGCCTGTTTCACCTCGGTCTAACAAAGTATGTAGACTATTTCCTATCAAATGAGGATGTGAAAAATCCAAAGCCACACCCTGAGATTTACTTCAAGTGTATGATCCGTTCGAACCGGGCTCCAAAAGAGGTTACCATCGTAGAAGACTCGGTCGTCGGTCTTCAGGCAGCCATGCGTTCTGGAGCCAACGTCATAAAGGTGAATAACAGATGCGATGTAAGCAAAAAACTATTCATACCCAATGCTAGATGTACAAACTTTCATTAGACTAACACATAAAGTTCTTGATTTATGTATTATTAATGCTTGTACTGAAAGAAGATGATGAAGGAAGTTGGTGGTGGCCCTCGAGCGATGAGAGGTGTTGGGATGGCTTGCACCGCTGGGGGGATGTCCCAGATCTGATTATGGAACATGTACCCATCAAAAACGTCATTGTGCAGGCTGGTGGAAACTGTGGACTTTACGTAAAGAAATACTCAAAGCAATTTAAAAGTGTCTACACATTTGAGCCCTTTCCAGAACTTTTTCGCTGCCTTGTTCTCAACGTTCCAGATGAAAACGTAATTAAGATTCAGGGCTGTGTTGGGAGCCGACACGAACTGGTGGCTATGGAGGAGCACGAGTCTGGAGATATAGGGGGCGGGCATGTAATGGGGAAGGGTATTATTCCGACATTCCTAATAGACGACCTATGTCTTGTAGAGTGTAACCTCATTCACTTAGACATTGAGGGATACGAACCCTTTGCACTTGAGGGTGCTAAGGAGACAATCAAACGTTGCTCTCCCGTTATTTGCGTAGAAAATTGTGAAAAGTGGCTCAAGAGATATGGGAAATCGATTACAGACATTGACTATTTTCTGGAGAGCTTTGGCTATTCTCATACAGCGAATGCTAGAGGGGATCGGATCTACTGCCACTCTGGATGATTAAGAGTCCACTGAACAAATTCTTTTATTCTTTCTTCAAAAGAGACTCGAGGCCTCCACCCACGCTCAAATATGCGGTCTGGTGGAGCATCCGAATAAACGAGACGACCATCTATATTTTCAGACTCTATAATAAACTCGATCGTCTTGCCCATGGCGGCTGATATATGCTTTAAAAAAAGGAGATTTGATATATTTTCACTTGTGAGATTATATATTTCTCCTGGTGAGCACTTTTCTATTATGAAGACCACCATGCTCGCCACGTCTCGTATAGGGGTCCAGCGCCTTTTGATAGGATGGCCGTCGGCATCACAATGAATCTTTATTTTTTCATCGTTTACTATTTTTCTTATGGCGACTACTGGAAACCTCTCGGGTTGACACCTGGGTCCAAACGTGTTTGATAGGCGAACTATAGAATAGGGTACGTTGTACGAATGAGAGTATGCCGTGCACATGTGCTCTGCGGCGAGCTTCGTTGCTGCGTACATATTGATAGCCTCACAGAATGAGTTTTCAAGAGTGAGGCCTGGAATGTTTCCGTACACCTCACATGTACTAATATACAAAACTCTTGAGACTTTGTGTTTTCTGGCAAGTTCCAGTATCCTAAAAGTTTCTTCAATATTTGAACGAATAGCATCATCAGGTTCGTTAATACACGCAAGGGCGCTAGGATTTCCCGCTGCGTGTATTATCACATCTATGTGTCCGTCATCATACAAAAGAACCCTTCCAGGGATCTTGATCTCCTCAAGACGATCGAGAGGCTTTGGAGGCCTATCTTCATAGAATACAGTCCAGTCAGTTTCTGAAAGAATATGTTCAACAATTGAATGGCCAACAAAACCCCTAGCCCCTGTGACCAGAACTTTCATTTAAAAATTAAAGTCTTTTAACTTTATACATGAATTTCATCCAGGGAATCCCAATCGACTGACTCGTCCCCTGATGAACATTGTGAAAATCATGAATTTAATTGAACTTCCAAAACTCATTGATTCCATGATTCTCAAAACTAATTGATTACATTATAATTAAGAATTATTCCATCAAGATTTAATTGAATCAAATAAATGTTCATCCAGAATTAATTGATCACATTAGTTTCA